TATACAGAATGGCCTTCCGCGAAAGGTTTTGTTTTTGTCCCGGTTGTTTAAAACTTTCTAGATCCCTTATACAAACGTGCTATAAGAGTTAATGCCTAAGAAAAGAAGAAAAAGTATCGTCACTATTAATACTCCCGATATACCTTATCCTAAAGTCAGAGTGGAGTGGATCGATTGCGTCAGTGATTCTGGCTGGGCTACAGACAAAGAGTTTGATAAGATGAGACTAGCTAAACCAGTTAATGAAGGTTGGTTGTATGAAAAAACAAAAAATCATATAAAGTTATTTGCTTCATACGATAAAGATGAGGATGGATTTGCTTTTGGAGATCGTACTATGATTCCTCGGGCTTGGGTAAAGAAGATTCAGAAGATTTAGATGGAGTCACATCAATTAGCTGTCCGTAATCGTCTAAAATTTGTTTCATCTTCGCTTCTAATTCTTGTTCTGACATATCTTCTAGTTTCCCAGTTTTTATTATTTTTCTGTCTATGTATAGTCCTGCTGCCTTACCTCTGTTTGCTTCAGCATTTACAGCAGAAGAGAAGGACCCTTTCTTTAACGCGGCCTCTCTGAGTCTTGCAAGTTCCGCTACATGTCCTTCGTAAGTTACTTCATGTTTTTTAAGACGTTCTTCTTTTAGTTGACCTATGTATTTAACTACAAGTGGTGATAATTTAGGATTGCATAACTCAGACCCTTCTTGCCTTGCACGTTTTGGTGAATAGCCTGCTTTGACTGCAGCCTCCGTTTGTGTAAGTGGTCCAGTCTCATCACCGAATACTAAAAACTCAGCGAATCTTTGTTGCATTTCTGTAAGCCTTTTTGGAACTCCCATTTAAACTGAGCCTCCTCTTTTTTTATCTTTTCTTACTTGCCTAGTTAATTTTCTATCTACTTTTGCTCTTTTAAGAGCACTTTTGGGAACAATAATTCTTCCAAGTCTTCCTTGTCTTTGAGAGGGATAACTAAAAGGATATTGTTTAGGTGCAAATTTTTCAAATAATCTACGACCCACTCCTGCTTCTCTTGGGGTTAGCGTTGTTTTTATAATCAATCTATCTTTGGGGGGGACTGGGCTTACTCCCATTTTGGTTGATGGGTCAGGTTTTGATTTTGCAAATGATTTAGCCGCCTTTACTCTTTGTTTGTCAGCTTTTTTAGTTTTAGCTCTTTCAAAAAAATATCTTCCTTGATATTTTTTATTAATTTTGTTTAATAAATCTGATGCAGGTCCTTTTTTCTTACTTGTCCCTCTAATAACTTCAATCCCTTTTTTTAATAATTTAAGCTTTTTTCTCATATTGACAATTTAAGGTAACTATCCTATAAAGTCAATATATGAAAGATGACAGAAGCAATTTAGATTTAACTAAACAAATAGACCAATTAAAACTTCAAGTTCGTTTTTTAAATGAACAGTTAGGGTTTGCAGCGGATCGTATAAAAGATTTAAAAGACATCAACGAAGGTCATCGTAAGTTAAATGGTACACTGCGTGTCGAGATAAATCGTTTGCAACAATCTCAATCTAAACACGAGTCGGATAAAAATCTCTTGCAAGGATACAAAAAAGTGATACAGCAATTGTCAGACAAGTTAAGACAAAAATAGTCATGAGAGTACAAGACTTGCAATTATTTTTAAGTCAATTTACGAAAGGATCTGATGCAATTAAGAATGCACAAATCTACGTAGAAAGAGATGGAAAATTGTATCAGATTAGAAGAATGGAAGTGCATGAACATAACGTTCCAATCATCGGTCAACCAGGTCATACTGCACATAGACTGGTTTTAAAAACACAAAAACCTTCAAGTCTTATCTTGCCAGATAAACTTCAGAAGGACTATTAATGAATGACAGTGTTACTTTAAAAAAAGTATGGGACCAGAGCGTAAATTATATGCAAAAATTAAAAAATCTATACCACAAATTTCGTGGATCAGACTTGAAAATCTTAGTCTTTCCGGCACTCCTGATCTATTGGGCTATAATAATTCTGGCACCTTTTTCACTGTAGAACTTAAAGTCACGAAGAGTAACAAGATACGTTTCTCACCACATCAAATTGCGTTCCACGTGAAGCACCCACGTAACAGTTTTATCTTGGTAGAGCACCTCGGTCAAAGGTCCGTGAAACTTTTTCCAGGATCCGGGATCAAGGCCCTGACCAGGCGCACGCCGTCCAGCTACCGGCTCGGCTAATTGGCTAATGGCCTGATCAGATTTATTACGTAGCTTGCGTAATTCTTTATAATAACTTGGATGTCTAAACATTTCAATGCGCCCAGTATGATATATTTTTTATTTCTTTGTCCCAACACATTCTACAGCTTTTGCATTGGTTGCCCTGACTAGGAGCTGGGCAGGCTTTTGATGTTGCACCAAACCAGGGTTGGTCCTTACTAATTACAGTCGACACATGAGACCAGGAGCCGGCGGGCTCCTGATCGATCATAGGCATGGAAAATCTAATTATCAAATTGTCTGGCGCTCTCTTCACATGGTCCTTTATCCATGCTTCACGGGTCGGCATCCAGTGACGCTTTGATGGCGTGAGCTTGCATACTTCATAAATTTTGTTTAGGTGATCCAGATCCTGAACGTCCCCGCTGTCATGCCATCTAAATACATCTGGTTTCTTACTGTTGATCAGGTGCGCCATTGCTTCAACCCATCGCGGGTCTTTGATGGCTTGCAGCCTTCTATATTGTGCATCCTGAACTACCTTGAACACGTAACAGCCCTTGAGCGCGTAACAGTCATAGCAGACAGAGTTTTTTATTTTC